TACCCCTAAGGTTTCAACGGACAAAAAAGACAATAACCCCAATGAACCGAAAGAGGAAAAACGACAAAAGCTATCATTCTTTAGGAGGTTCTTAAGACTTTTTCACCAAGCCCCGACAGCGCAGAATCAACAGCTAGTCGGGGCGTTTGGAAGTCTCCACATGAATAATATCCAGCTTGCAAAATTTGCAGCTGCTAAGGTTTTCGACAAGATCAAAGACAGTTTAATCGAAAGATCGTGGAACGCCAAAGGATCACTCGAATTTGATGCTGAACTATTCAACTACACAGCTACAGCTTTGTCTTCAGCTTTTATTGAAGGATGGAAAACTAAGCCTACGAAATTAGTTGATTTGGGTTTTGTCTATGACGTAGATGATCCTGCAACTTTAACTGCTTATGAAATGAATTTATTTCGTTTTGCTGGTGCTAAAACGCTCTACGAAGCACAGCGGCTTAATGAATTATTCAGATCTGTAAAAAGCTTCAGGGAATTTTACGACAACGCTTCATCGATGCTGAATGTACATAACAAGACATGGCTGGAAACGGAATATAACACAGCCAATGCTGTGGGTGAAATGGCAGCAACATATAACAGGCTCATGAAGCAAACGGACAATTTTCCGTACTGGCAGTATAAGACTGTAGGTGATGAAAGAGTAAGGCACTCCCACGCTTTGTTACATGATATAATTTTGCCGTACAATCATCCAGCTTGGAAATACATCATGCCTCCGAACGACTGGAATTGTCGATGCTGGATAGTACCAAGAACTAGAGATGAAGTAACTAAAGAACAAATCAAAGCGTCAGAAGAAAAGGTAAACATCTATTTAGACAGTGAAGCTTTCAAAAAATCGGCTAAAGCTGGATTTGGGATCAACCGCATGGACAAAGGTCAGGTCTTCTTAGAAAATCAATTATATGCACATGATAGTTTAGACGTGGATAAGCTACTTAATGACATCAAGCCGGAATATTATGGGTTAGGCAAATTGCCTCAGTACGCAACAAAACAAGCCAGCAAAATAATGACTGAATATCCAAACAAGAAAAGGGATATTCAAGATTTTTACAAGTCATTAGAACAGCTTGCTGATGGCAAATATTTAGCACATGACTTTAATTCAAGAAAGCTCCTTATTACAGAAAGAACGGTAAACAAACACACTAAACACATCAAGGAGTATTTTGACAGACATGCGACACTGAATAGACTACAGGATGTAATACAAATACCGGATGAAGTGTGGTTAAATAATCATAGAGGAAGCCGTGCCAACAACTACGTGTATGTGAAGCACTTTGAAGATTTTTCGGTGATGGTGGTTGCGGAACTATTCAGCAATTTTCAGTTGCAGATTACTAGCTGGTTTCCACTAGAAAATGACAAGACTAGGAATGGCCTGTTGATATACAAAAAATAAACGCCATGCATCTGCATAGCGTTTATTTCGGATAGACAAGTAATTCGCATTGACAAGGTGTCACCATCTTTACGCCGCTTATCCATACAGCCTTCACTTACTGCGAGCTTACCGTCCCTACAAATATACAAATTATATTAATATCAATTATTTATGAAGAAGTTTGACCAACAATTACAGGCTATTTTTGATAAGATCGAACGTAAGATAGACTTTGTCCCACAATTGATAGCGGAAACTGCTGTAGAGCATTTTCAAAATGCATTGATAAAAAAGGAATGGAACGGCAAAGCCTATCAGCCGTATAAAAACAAAAAGCAAGAACCTTCCAGAGGTAGCCTCATGATGCGAACAGGTAATTTGTTTAGAACGATACGACCTACATTAGTGACGCCAGACAGAGTTGTGATATCTGCTGGATCATCTCGAATACCTTATGCGCGCGTACACAATGAAGGAGAGACGGTACACCGTCAAGCACGCACAACTATTGTCACACACAAGAAGTTCACTAGAGGCAAATTCAAAGGGAAAACGTTATTTGCAAGGAACAACGAGAAGGCATCGTTCAGCCAAAAGGCTAGTATTGGCGCCTACAGCTACACGATGCCACAGCGCCAATTTATGGGCAAGTCACCAGCGCTTTTAAGAGATATTAAAAACCGTTTTAAAACTAACTTTAAAAACCTTTAAAACCATGAAACAAACATTCAAAAACACATTGCTCAAATTGCAAGAATCTAATCTTGTTGAATTCATAGATCGTGATAGTGGGCAGATCGACCGTTACGAACAGCGCCCTGAAGTAAAATTCCCATGTGCTTTAATCAAGGTCAATCAACCGAGCCGTGAAAACCTGAACCCGATGATTCAACGGATTACGGAAACCATTCAGATTCGTATCGCCTCCGAAAAGATTGCTGAACAAAACAATTTAAACGACGCACAACGCCTCGAAAAGGCATTGGAGTATTATGACACTATTGAAGAGATTACAGGTCTGTTTCAAGGTCTAAAATTAGGTAATACCGACAAATGGAAATGCAATAGTATCATTGACGAAGATAGAGCGGATTTTAATGTCGTGAGGATTACTTTTTCGACAGGTTTTATTAAAGAATATTCTTAGGAAAGGCGGCTATTTGCCGCTTTTTAATTTTGGCTTTCCTAAGGATTCTAACTTTTTGTTTAGATCATTGCGTCTCTCCTCTAATTTTCGAGGCTGAATAAAAGTAAAATCAAAAAGAGTTTCAATAACTTCAATTAACCATTCCGCTTCTCCTGGTTCCACATCAACTATTAACCCAGTGTTTTTATCTTTACTAGGATGTGCGGCAATATTACCAATTGTTCGCACTGCATCAACTGCATCAGATAAATGAGAAGGAACATCAGGTAAATTAATAAACTTATTGATTTCTGCATCTAATGTTCTTTCAGAAATCGCATAATGCTCCCTAAATATAGTTTGTAAAATTCTACGAGTTAAAGCAGCAGATGATTTTGGACTTATCGGCAAAACTTTTACTGCTTCATTATAGTCTTTAGCTAGGTGGTCAGGAATAAATTCTGTAGTTGCTTCCTGTTTTACAAGTGGATAAATCATAATATCAGAATCTATATCTCCAGCATAATAATAACCTGCACTACTCTTAAAAAACGATCCTTTAAGGACTCTAATAGTCAACAAGCTACAATTGACACATTCGGCATATAAGATTTGTTTTCCTTTATAGCCTAGAAGAGATTCCAATTCAGAATTTTCAAATAACATTGATGAGTGCCAATCGTTCTTAACGACTGTGGCACAATGTGGACATACTATTTTATCATTATAACTCATAACGATAAAAGTAGTAATTCAATTCCAAACAAATTGAGGATACTTTTTCCGAAGGTCAATTTTAGTAGGTTCATTGTTTACGATATCTTTAAGTAGATCAGCGTAATCAACCAACCGAGCCATGATAGTTGATGCAGATATAAAGAATTCTCTTTCTAATGTAGCTACTGCATCATCCATACGAATGCGATTGATTTGATAATAGTAGTAGTATCGATAGCACAAACAAATATCACGTTCAGCCGTATAAATCCCCTTATTGCTTTTGCCAGCATTCTCGGACTTTATTGCTGTTGGAAATATAGCGGTTATTGTTTGGCTTCCTCTAATCATTGATACAAAAATAGCCACAATATTGCATTGTGGCTATTTGAGTTTCTGTACATAAAAACTGAAGTTTATTGTTTTGTATAGGTGTTAAAAGTTAATGCTGTAGGAGTTCGTTGTAGTTCATCAGCATTTACAAATTCGAGATTCCATTCACGATCCTTGCCCTCATATTGATACTTCATATTGATCTTTTTATCTTTAACAGTGTAGGTTCCTTTATAAAGGTTTTCACGAAAAGCACTATTTCTGTATCTATTAACCTCGAAGGACGTTTCTGTTTTAAACTCAATAACCTGAATGTTCACTCCTCCAAGTAGTGCATTTGCAGAAACATCTTCAGTCTGCCACTTTGTGTTTACTAATACATTCTTTTCCACTTCTTTTAAAATGGGTCCATCCTTACTACACGATGCAAAAACAACCACGATGGATAAAATAAATAATATCTTCTTCATAACTTTTTAATTAATAATACCACTAAAATACAACTTTTAAACACCTTTCAAATGCTTTAAATACATATTTTCGAAAGCAGATACCAATTGAGGTAGGTCGTTTTCATTATATTGATCTAATGCTATGTGTCTGTAACCGTAGTTTATACACCAGTCGTTAACACGCTTCATATCAACTTTTCCGTATGTATTTTCCCAGTTCAGTTCGTGTGCCATTGATAATATTTTGCGGACCATCTTTTCTTTTGGTGTATGATACTCAACTCGTCCATTTACCAACGCTTTGATCACTTTGTCAGCTTCTGAGAATAACAACTCTTTTATGCTGGCGCTTCGTCCATCGGTATGAAGGTATATAAGTTCTTCCTTGGTATCCTTATCTATTGACAATTTGCTAATTAGGTAACCGATTTTTTTTCTTTGGGCTGATGTGCTTTGTATGTTGTCCATTTTCTTTTAACTTATTAATCTATTCCAATCACTATCGTACATCTCTTGTCTGAGGTAGGTGTCAGGATCAGCCTGATTGCGCCATTTTACCCGCGATAGATAATCCAAATATGGTTTTATTGACATGATGCATTTAAGGCGTTTTGCATCATTTATTTTTTTATAAATATCTTCACAACGCTTGCGGTTAATCTTACGTCCGTATGCGTTCCAAAATGCATCAAATGGCAAGTCGGGTGGTACCTCAGTAAGCTTACCTTTAATCTTTTGTGACAATTCTTGAATATTACTAATATGCAAAGGCAGCCAAATAGATTGAGTATCGATATTCACTCTATAAAACCAATCAAACTGACCATCTGACCAATCACTTTCATTTTGATAATACACCAAATAACCGTTTTCATTGTACCCAAACGTAACATTACCTGTAAACTTATCTGATATTAATACATACTTTTTCATAACATTACCCCACTACTTTTAGTTTACTTTTTGCATCTACCCCCTTAGATTCAGAAGTATTTTTTTTAGATACCCCTTGCTTTTTATCATTCGACTTATCAAATAGCTGGGTCTGTTCATCTTTAGGTTTTGCAGATGCCTTAGACTTTGGATCAAAGAAAAGTGGGTTTAGCTCCCTTGCTTTTTTCTCCCAAATAACATACGGAT